CTGAGGAAGAAGTTGCTGTAGAAGTAGCTGAAGTACAAGAGATTGTAGAAGATATTGTAGTAGAGGAAGCTACTGTTGAAGAAGTTGTTGAGGTACTAGAACAAGTTAATGACATTGGTGTACAGAATTTAGACCAAGCTACTGAAGAAGTACAGCAGGTAGTTCAAGCTGTTGTTGAGGAAGCTATCGCAGATGTTGCAGAGCTTACTGAAGAACAGGTAGAAGTTGTCGCTGAAGTATTACAAGTTGAAGCAGAGGATGTAGCTATTATTGCTGAGTCTGTTAAAGATGATGAGGTTATAGCGGAAGCTGTAGAAGAATATGTAGCTAGAGCTGTAGAGAATACAGATGTAGAGAACTACACACTTGCTGATGTTGTTACAGAAATATCTTATGAGTCATTCATAGAAAATCCTATAGAAACTTTCGTAGATTTTGATGACTTGGGTGACATAACTATAGCAAACATAGGTGATGATATGACACAAGACCAAAAGGAAAAAGCGCAAGAGGTTGTAGTGCCAGTTATTTTGACTAGAATAGCTAGTATGGCAGCTTTCATATTTAGGAGAAGTTGATGTTTAAACAACTAGGTAAATGGATAGTAGAGGCAATTAAGGAAACACTTAACCTTAGTTGGACTCTTGTTGGTTTAGTTATAGCTACGCTAACACTTACTGGTTCTGCACAACAAGTGACAGGATTAGCTACTATAATTACATTAGGTATATGGTTACTGACTATTAGTTTTAGAAAGTAATTTTATGTGCCAAACATTTGTGAATGACAGAGGAACTTACATAAACATTCACAACTGTAAATATGGAAATGAACATTGTAAGGAGGAGAACAATGAAACTACAAGTAATTAGAACACAGTTCGGTAAAGATGCAACAAATGGAATGTTGTTTATTGATGGTATCTTTGAATGTTATACACTAGAAGACCAATATCAAGCAGTAAAAGTAATGCACGAAACCTGTATACCTGAAGGTAAATATGACATTCAATTTAGAAAGACAGGTGGATTTCATGCTAAGTATTCTGAAAGATATAAGAACGCACATTATGGTATGTTGCACATACAAGATGTACCTAACTTTACTTACATACTTATACACTCTGGAAACACAGATGAGCATACCAGTGGTTGTCTTATTGTAGGGGAAACTCAACAGGATTTAGACATAGATGAGTCTGGATTTATCGGACATAGCGGAACTGCGTACTCAAAGATGTACAGAAAAGTCGCAAATCAATTACTACAAGGCAAGAAAGTTAGCATAGAATACCTAAATATAGGGAACATGTTAGAAGAAAAGCCAACAGATAACAAAGCTAAAGACCACATGATATTAGCTGATAGCGTATACGAAAAATTACAAGAAATTAATGGTGGTGTTATAGCTTTAAATGCAAAGATTAAAGGAAGGGTTATTAATTAATGTTTGAAAAATATAAAAGGTCAAGAGATTCTAATGGGACATTCAAGAAGGATGTGAGGTGGACTCCTTGGAACGAAGCATGGGAGTATAGAATGAGTGACGAACTTAAAGATATGCTAGAACGAGTTGCTTGGACATTCATAGAAGCCTTTATTGGTGCATTAACTATTGCACCTTTAGTAGGTATTGAAGCTGAAACAGTCCAGTTAGCTGCTTTATCAGGAGGAGCTGCTGCTCTTGCTGTTGTAAAGACATACGCTAAAAAGCAAATAGGTGGTTCTAGTACTCAAAAAGTATCTAAATAACTAACTAATCTTCTTTGTCCTGTATAATACTATTGACAGGGCAAAGGAGGTATAGTGCCTAAAATACCAGAAGAATGGGGAAATAATTTCTACAAAACTGGGTGGCAACCAGGACTAGAAGTCAATGAACAGACTGGTCTAGGTGAGATTACTCATGTAGGAACAGACCCAAACTACAGAAATAAATTCGATTCTATATTAAAAGAATGGGGATTCGACCCCGAACACTACGAAATTGAAGGTAGTGTAAGAGCATCATCTTGGAACACACAACTTAAAGGTGGAACAGTAGAAACCTTTTATGCGTTTAAAGGTATAGTTCGTAAGAAGAAACCTGGACACGATAGATATTTTCAGGAGCTGTTTAAACATGCTAAGAAAAAACCACCCATAAAGAAGAAATACAATGCAGGTGACACAGCATTCATGTGGTTTATGAGTGACTGGCAACTCGGAAAAAAAGATTATGGAGTTGAGAACACTATCAAGAGATACGATAGAGCATTACAAGATGGAGTAAACAGGATTAAAGACTTGCGTAAACTTGGAGTACAGATAGATGAAATCTATATGGTAGGTTTAGGTGACCTTACAGAAAACTGTACGCCACATTTTTACGAAAGCCAACCACACAATGTTTCTCTCTCTCTAATTGAGCAATACGCATTAGCTAGGTCAATGATTATGAAAACGATTGACACCTTCTTACCTCATGCACCCAAGCTAGTTCTTGCAGGTGTGCCAGGTAATCATGGAGAAATGTCTAGGACAAGCAAAGGTCAAGTAGCTACATCAAGATTAGATAACTCTGATACTATGCACCTACAGATATGCAGAGAGATAATGTCTGCTAACCCAGATAGGTATGGCAAGGTAGAAGTAAACATACCAGAGGGATTTCACCAGACATTAATGATTAAGGGTAAGTCTTGTAGCTTTACTCATGGACACATGAGTGGTAATCGTGGAGGAAACCCAGAGGCAAAGATAGAAGCATGGTGGAAAGGACAGATGTTTGGATTTCTACCTAGTGGTGACTCGGAGATTCTAGTAACTGCTCATTACCATCACCTAAGAATGAAACAACAAGGTGACAGGACTTGGTTTCAAGCACCATCTATAGATAAGAGCATAGATTTTACTGCACAGACTGGACTTTGGTCACATCCAGGAGTTCTTACTTTTACAATCAGTGATAAAGGTTGGGATAATTACTACCCAGTTTAAACAACTAAGGTAATTGTATAAAAACTGTACAATCTTGTGGTACATAGTGCCACTAATAAAAATACTCCTCTTAAAACGAATCCTAAGAGGAGTAAATCTTCAGTGTTTATAGGCTTTTAGTTATTCAATAACATCTTATATGCTTTCTTGTTTCCTTGAAAGTCTAACTCTGGATAGTACTGAATAGGTATTCTTTCGTCATTCCACTGTGCATTTATCTTAGTAAAAGATAACCAAACAGGTTTAGCATCAGGATGAGCGAAGTAAGTTATGCCTACTCTTACATTGTCATAAGGCTCTGACCTTTCATACATCTCTTTTAAATGTAGGTAGTCACTTTCTTTAAACCTAAGTGTACCTTTTACCTCTGCTAGATATAACTTGTCTTTCATAACAAAGATATAATCTGGTATCAATAGTATCTGTATAGCTAACCACATCAACTTCATGTCATTAGTCTTAGGGTCAGTACCAATTTTCATCCAGTCCTTATTTTCTATTAGTCCCTCTGACTTTAAATACTTCTGCATACACTCGTCTGCCATATCGTATTTGTTTTTTTTGTTCCTGTCGTCAAAGGAATCAGTATGTTTGTTTGTCAATAGTCCTCCTTAAAATGGTAACTCTGTGGGTTCTTGTCCTTGCTGTCCTTTTTGTAATAGGGCATGACATTCTCGGTATTCCCACGAGTTAGGGTTCTTGTCGTCTTGTAATTTATATCTTCTGCCACAAAAGATATTGTTGTCTTTGTCGTAATAGGTTATGTTGCGTAAACCATTACATTGAAACTGACTTTTACATTTAGTATCTGGTTCAGGTGGCACATCAAAATTATGATTAGGATATTTTTCTTTTATCCTATTAATTAATTTGTCTAAACTAACGCCACCTGTCTGTTCTAAAGCCATTCTGTTGGGCAGTCAGTATCTCCCCAAGCAGTCCAACCACAACCATCTTTTTCCTTGTAGTTGCTACAAGTCCAACTAGGTATGTTGGCAAACTTAGGGTCTGATTGCTTCTTTTCTCTGTTGTCTTCTATGTACTCTGTCTTTTTACAATCTGGGCAGTACTTAGATATGTCTGCAACTTCGCCAAAGACTTCTTCTATGGGTGTTACTTCTTTCTTTGTCTGCTCCTCAAACAAGTCTAGAAATTTACTCATGTCATCATTAGACCAAGACTCAACATCATTTGAAAGTCCTGACTGTTTAAACGCAGTGGCTTTGTACACCTTAACTACATCTTCTGGTAAACCAAATCCAGATATTACAGAGTTAAGTTGTTTAGCATTTTTTCCCTCTGCTTTCTTGACTGGTTTTTCCTGTATAGATTCAGCAAACTCTTTCTTCGCTTTCTCTAATGACTCAATGTCCTCTTTGTCCTTAGTCATCTTAGGTTTAGATACTTCTACTTGTGGCGTTGAATAGTGTTCTTCCTCTGTAACGCCACCTGTCCATAGCTCCAAGCCAATACCTAATCTCATACAACATCTTTTAATACCATCTGATACTGCAAGTTTCAGTATCTCTGATTCAGTTATGTTTCTTTTTACTGCATTCATATCAACATCCCCAACTTCTTCTATCGTTTGGTCTGATGACTTAATGTATAGTCTGCACTTAGCACCTATGATTGCTCCAGTTTTATCTCTGGTTTCTTCAAAGGTAAAGTCATAACCTCCACCAATAACATCTACTAATCTCTGTGTATAAATGTGATGTGGTACATAGTCGCCAAACTTACCTTGTGGTGCTTTCTTTACAACACTTTTAGGAAAGTCTTTAGTTAATTTCTTCTGTGTTTCTTTGTCCATTATTCCTCCTCGTCCTTCTTGTCCTCTATAAGTACATACACTCTTTGTCTGGTCATGTTAAGAGCTTGTGCTATTTTTATTGCAGATACTTTTTTAGTATTGTAACAAAACCTGACGACAGTTTTTCTCTGCTCTAGTTTCTCATCAAGTATTTTCTTTTGTAACTCAATATCTTTTTGTATTCTATCTAATTGTTTAAACAACTGTTCTTCTTGTATTCCCATTTATATATCCTCCTTATAGATATCTTTTTGTAATTCGTCTATGAAATTTACTGCGTCTTTATTTAGTCTTACATATCTAAAAGGTATGTTGTTATAAATCCATAAGCAGACTGCTACCAGTGTCATGGCTAACATCACTAAAGATATTAGTAACACTGCTATAAGTATCGGTATCCACCAATCCATTATTCCTCCTCCATTTGTTTAGCTATCTTTATTGTGTTCTCATTGTGGTCTTTAACAAACTCATCCATCAATTCAATTATGCGTTGGGGGTTAACCTTAGTCATAACTAAAGTCTTCTCTACTCGTTGTCCTCCACAAGCATTAGCTAATTTGATAGCCCACTTCTTTAGTTCTTTCGGCTCATTAAATATGTTAGGCATTTGTTCCTCCTTATCCTCATATTCTTTTGTTTGTTTATTTAGTTAGCAGGTTCTAGTTCTATAACTCTTACTAAGAACATTCCACCTGTGTCTTTAAGTTCTCTAACCTTGCACATAGCCTCGTGCTTGTCATCAAACTTCCATGTTTCACTACCACCGAACATGGATAGACTTCTCACTAAGTACTTCATAGTTCTCCTATGTCAATATATGTTTAATTATAGCGTCTTCCCTGTCTATATGTATAGTCTTTTATAAATATTACTTAGAGGTGTAGGCAGTAGGGAAACAAAGGGAAATCCTACTGCCTGTTTAAACATTATTCTCCCTCTTTTATTACACCTGTATCTATATACCATTGTCGTAAAGTTCTTTGTTGGTCTTCATCTAACAAATCAACAACAAAGTTATATCTCTTTGTCATAATTTCTAGTTGCTTTGATTCATCAAACAAAGTGTTTATTAATTTTTTGTTTACTACAACTTCACTATCTCTTACTTTAGCCATTATTCTTCCTCCTATATTTTTTGTAATCTTCTATCACAATTCTTTTTATTGCAATAACTTCTGCCTACTGTTCGTTCTTTATGTGTTCTATAATCAAA